ATCATAAACAAAATTTGAAATTGATAATCTAGTACCATTAGATTTAAGAAGTGTACCACCACTATCATAAGTTTGTGCTGTATTACTTGTTCCTAAATCAACTTGGAAATCAGTTGCTGTTAAATTTGCTGCCTCTATTGTAAATTGAGTAGAAGTTGAGTGTATTGGATATGTTTTCTGTCCTGTATCACATTGTACTACTATATCTCTTACTTCAATTAAATCGGAAACACTTCTTCCGTGAGCAGTTGATGTAGTAATATCTCAACCTGCTGTTTATTGTACAGCTGAAGTTCCAGGTGTATTGCCAGAAGACTCATTTGCTTGAACATAAACATAAGAATACCCACCATAAGTTACTACATCACCTTGTTGGTAAATTGTAACAGCGTTATAAGAATCTTCAAATTGTAAACCTTCTGAATAAACTGAAAAATTTTCTTCAGCAAAATCTGATAGAGCACCACCCGAAGTATGAGCAACAATACATTTATATTGATATGCACCAAATTTAACAACATCATCTAATTTGTAATATGTGTTAACTTGGAAGTCGCCTTTAAATGCTAAACCTTCACTATAGATATCAAAGTTTCCTAAAACTATATTGATATCTCCACCAGCCGCTGATGTATGTTCAGTAGTACATCTATATGTTCTACCACCATACTTAACTAGGTCGTTTAATTTGTATTGTGTACTAGAAGCATAATCACCTTTAAAAATTATACCATCACTATATTGTTCAAATTTAGATTGGTCTAATACTAAACTTGATGATGTATGAGCAGTTGTTGTTCGGTATTGTTTACCACCATATGAAACTAGGTCGTTTAATTTATACCAAGTAGTATTAGCATATGCACCTTTAAAGTAAAATGATTCTTGGTGTAATTGCCAATATTCTGTAAATGTTCCAGGACTTGTATAAAATAAATTTTCATTAGCAGGTGATGTATGATTTTGAATACATACATAAGCATTACCACCATACTTAACAATGTCATCTATTACATAAGCTGAACTTGCAGCCCAATCACCTCTCCATTTAAATTTAATTCGTCCTAGTTTGAAATCTGCCATTTTTTACCTTTTAATCTTTTTCTCTTAATATTTATACAGCACTTTGGTATGTTGTTGTACCAACACTTGCCGTTATACTTTCAAAAGTATCAAAGTCATCACTTGATTCCGCTGACCTTATACTTGCTGCTTTTTGTCGTCTAACTAAATCTCCACTTATACTATTTATAAGGAAAGTTGTTGTGATATCATCTGAATATTTAATTTGTTGATATTTGTCACTATCATTATTAAAGTATCTTCTCTTAATTTGACCAACCACAATACTTGCACTAGCTGGAGGAATTAATACAAAACTTACTGTTGTGCCAGATAATGTATAATTTGAATATGCTACTTGTCTAACACCATCTAAAAATACAGCTATTCTAGTTGCGTTTAAAATTGGTGATGTTAATGTGAAATCTTTAGCAGAACCGTCACCTGTAAAGTATTGTACTTCAAACATTTCTAATCTTTCATCTAGGTAATCTGTTTCATCTCTTGCAACATCATCAGATTTACCATCTTCATAATAATTTGATACAACAATTTCTTGTTTATCAGCATTCGGGTCTATATCAGTTAGATATAACATACCTTCCGGCGTTCTTCTTATTCCATTAAATTTATTTAATTTCGGTCGTAAAAGAAAATTTGAAACTACAAAAGCCATTATGAAATCTCCAATATACTAGCGAAAACTGAAGCAGACGGTAATGAACTATCTACTAATGGGTCAACCCATACCTTCAATTTATCGTTATTTTCTAAATTAATCGGTTTGTCTAATACCATTGTATTATTAGGTACAACTTCTAAACCTTTCCCAACATAATAAAAAGTAGTTCCACCATCTGTTGTAACCTGAACATTAGCAAACAAAGATAAAGTAGAACTTAAATTTGAAATGTAAACAGCATGAATAACAGCTATGGTATTTGCTGGAACTGTATAATGTATAGCGCTAACACCATCGCTAATACCTAATATTGCACCTAGATTTTTAAAAGCACTTGCCATTTAAATAACTATCCTCCAAAAACAATTGAATATGCTAAAGCGTCACCATCTATTGCTAACAGTCCTGAAGCATTAGGTATCATAACTAAAGCATCCCTTTTCGGGTCTGTTGCTCTTAAAGTTGTTTCATATGCGTCAGCAGTAGTACCTTCAAATATTAAATCTGAACCATTTAATTTAATATCTTGGTCAGTAGACGCTTCATTATCGGTAACAGCTTGAAGTGTAACCGAACCTGCACCACCAACTTCTTTAATTACATTACCAGTTGTTTTAGTATAAAACTTTCCATCGGTAACATTAATACACAATTCTCCTGGTTCTAATGAACCAGTTGATGGTACCGAACTTGGTGTTTCTGACCTTTTAAGTTTTATTACTGTTGCCATTATTTTTTACTTTTAGCTCTATTAATTTTTGCTTTAAATTTAATTTTATTAATTAATCTTTGTTTTGTTAATCGTCTATCTAATTCTATTCCAATTTTTCTACCAATTTTTTCTAATTCTTTTTTAGTTTTGTATTGTAAATCCTTAACTGATACTACTGTTGCTTTCGCTTTTGGTTTAGTGAAATCATATCCACTAGTTAACCAGTTAGATACTTTTTTGCACCAACCAAACATTAAAAGGATCCTCCGTCAATAGTTTCTACAGTTACCTCACCTGAACTAACTGCAAAGTTATCAGAATGGAAACTAGCAACACCGATATTGTTATTACTTGCTAATTCACCAACTATTTGTAATTGATTTCCACTAGCGATTGTATTAATACCTTCGCCAGCAAGAAATTCTAAAGTACCTTCAATAGCAACTTGACCTTGCGTTGAAGTTTCATCTTTAAAATATATTGTAGGATTTGCTAATTTATTAGTTGCAATTGACCCACCTAACATAGAGTTAGTAATACCTAATGCTTTAACTCTTAATTCGTCAGCGATAACTTCTATAGAAGAATCATCAACTTCAACATCCATTTGGTTACCATCTTTTGACAAAGCGGCGCCGGCAACAATTTGACCTGCACCAGAAAATTGTGATACATCTAAAGAAGTTGTTCCAAATGTTGGAACACCTGTGTGTGTAAATGTATAACCGTTATTTGCATTTAAAGTTCCTTCTTCAACAAATACGAAAGACCCTCCTGTTAATTCAGATGGTTGGTCTTCTGGAGTTGCTCTTGTTAATACGAAAGCAGTTGAACCAGTACCTACAGTTGTCACTACATAAATTCCGTTTTCAGCAGCTGTAGTTTGGTCTTTAACTAAAATTCTATCGTTAACACTTGGTGTTGATCCATCAAGTGATAATGCACCGTTAGAACTTGCTGTTAAAGTTGCACCAACACCTGCTGTTCCATTTGCATAAGTTGATGATAAATTTGCTGTTGTACCTAATCTACAAGAAGGTTTAGTATCTAAACCTTGAGCAACTTGGTCAACATACATTTTGTTTGCAAGTGAATTATCTGTAAAACCTGCTCTATCTTCATAACCACTTGGTACTATAACTGTACCTGTTCCGTGTGGTGATAAATTAATATCTTTATTACTTGCTGTTGTTGAAACTGATTGACCATTAATTGTAAGGTCATCTACTACTAAAGAAGTTAATCCTGCAATATCAGTTTGAGTAGCACCAAGTTGTAAAGTAGATGAACCTAAAATAGTTTCACCATTTGTATCCAACTTAGCATTGGTTACTGCGTCATCTTTTATTTGGTCTGTATCAACACCAGAATCCGTAATGTTAAAGGTTACAACATTATCTGTAATTGCTGAATCAAGACCAGTACCACCTAGAAATTGTAAAGTTTCGTTAGTATTATAAACATCTGTACCAACATCACCTGCTAAATCTATGTTTGAGAATACTGTTTGAAATCCTAAATTACCAGCACCATCTGATTTTAAAAACTGTCCTGCTGTTCCATCTCCGTCTGGTAATGTAAATGTTGTTGTTGAGGTTACTTGATTAGGTGCTTTAAGACCAATAAATGATGAACCGTTATTTGTACCTTCATTGAATTTTACTTGTCCGCCAGCACTAGGATGATTACCTACTATAAACTCATCTACTGCTTTATTTGAATCTACTAATACTGCACCACTACCTGTTAAACTACCAGCGACATGGTCTAACATGTCTGTGAAATATTGTCCGCCAATTACTGATACATTATTTGCGTCACCATTACCATCTACACCACCTTCACCTATAAAGATTCTATCTCCTAGGTTTGCTTGTGTTCCTGTTCCATAAGTATATGCTAATTCACCTAATTTTAATGTTCCTGGTGCTGTTGCCGCCGAACTTCTTTTTATCTGTATTACTGTTGCCATATGCTATTTTAAAAACTCCCACAATTGAATAATAGTGTACCTGTTGTGGTCACTATTTCTGTTTTTGCTACAAATTTCTCATCACTTGCTCTGTATTGTAATAATGCACCATCAGCTATAGATGTTGTATCCACATCACCTAATAATTTTAAAGAAAGGGAACTATTTTGAGCCGCCTGACCAGACGGTAAAGCTACTGAAACTTGTTGAGGTCCAGAAGCTGTATTTACATTTATTTTTGCTGTTATATCTGGCATTTCTCTCTATTATATTTATACCAAGTATTGGTATTTTATATCTCCCTTTTGTATATTTATAATAAAAAGTAGTTGAATTATGTGGTTACTTGTGGCGACACATTGATAATTCCTTCAATAACTCTAGTGACATCTCCACTTGCTGTTTTTGTAATTTCTAAATCATAGACATAGCGTTCAGCGTCAAGAGCAGCTGTTTGAGCAGCAGTCAAGGTTAATGCTACCACACCAGTTGTTGGTGTAGCATCCACGGTAGCAGTAATTGTTGTTCTTGTTCTTGTTGAAGAATACCCTTTTGCCATTTTAGCAGCTGCTGTATAACCAGTTAGGTCAAAAGCATTTCCATTGGCATCCTTAACGGTAACATCTGAACTAAAACTAGCACCTTGGTCTACAGTTAAATTAGCTATTGCGGCCATTACTTATCTATTTTTTCTTTTTTTAATAATTCTACTATTTTCTTATTATAATGTGCTGTTAATACATCAATTTTTTCAATTTCAAGAGTATGTCTAGTTTTAGATACCTGCATTTCTTGTCTTACTGTTAAGTAATTCTGTAATTCAGGACTAAATTTACTTTCATCATACTCTTTACCATCAATTTTTAATGTCATTATATACTCCTTTGTTATAATATATGGTATATTTATAACGCATAAATAAGTATATAGGAGATAAAAATATGGCTAATTGGGCACTTATAACATACACTAGAGTATCAACTGATAAAGCTTGGCCAACACCAGGCGCAATGGGCAGTTTTGCCTTTTATGGCAGCGATATAATAAATAAAGTTACTGAATATCAGAATACAGAACCAAAGAAGATAATACATTATTCAACAGCAGATTCAGCTGATGGTTTAAAAAAATACTTCAAAATTGGATTTTTAGATTTAGATACTGCTTTATCTTTTGGTAATACACCAGAAAATCTAGCAAAGAATGAATTGAGAGATAACTTTTGTAATAATCCTGATAACGGAATAACTTGTTTAGTTGATGGAGATTTAGATGATGAACCTTCTATTCCTGCTTAGGTAAATCAAAGACATCTTTAATTCATTATCATTGAATAATTCTTCATAATTTTTCATGATATTCCTTTGCCATTTTATCCCGTATCTTTTCTGTCATAAGATATGTTTCACCATAATCCATCTTCATCTTTAAACATTCTTCATGACTAAATCCTAAATTTCTAATTCTGCTATAATAATTATGATATGGTGGATTTACAAAATCATTAGAAAATTTTCCAGTCATTTCTTTTGCTTCATCATATGTCATTTCTTTTGATTCCCATCCATAATCTTTTATTTCAAAATCAAATTCATTAGGATTTTTACTTATATCCGAATAATCAATATCTTTATATAATGGTTTAGGTATATACATTGCAACAAAGGAGGCAGCATCTAATGGACAATCTGGTTCTTGCAACCATTTGAAAGTATTATAAACAGATTCTTTTGTTTCATATGGTAAACCTATAACAAATCCAGAACCCATAACAATTTTATTTTCCCATGTTTCTCTTAAATAATATAATAATTCTTTAACTTTATCGGGATGTAA